CGCAACCTCGTCGACGCTGCCGCTGTAGAACCGAATCTCGTTCGAGGCTACCGAGTCGATCTCGACGCGCGCACCGGGCGATTGTGCGGTTTTCAGGGTGCTGCCGGTGATCTCCACGCCCTCAATCTCGCCACCGGTGATCTTCACCGCGTCGAGTTCGAGCGCATTGATGACGGCGGCCGTGACCACGGCGGCCTGCACGTCGGTGACATCGAGCTTGGCGGCGGTGATCTCACCGGCCCTGATCTTTGCGGCCGTCACGCAGTCGGCGGCGAGGTTGGCCTCGCCGACCAGAGCGACGGAGAACGGCCCGATCTCAACGAAGTCGGACCACTCATCCCTCGAGTTCTTGACCCGGAGTTTGTAGTAGAAGGGGCCTGACCCCGGGTCCTTGGGTAGGGTGACGATGTTCGTCTTCACTACCTTGATGGGGATCCCGGGTTCGAACCCTCCGGTCGACCCCTCATAGAGTTCCCAGGTGCGCCATAGGAACTCGGGGACCATATCCCAGGAGATAACGATTGACCCTAGGTTGGCCGAGGCAGTGAAGCCTGTTGGAGTTTCCGGCGGGCCCTCAGGATCGACCTCCGAGAAGTAGTTGTCGAAGGTGTAGATGCCCGAGCTCCCAGGCGCCCCAGTCGAGTTGACCCCGAGCGCGACCAGGTCACCCTGGTTGGCTCCAATCATCCAGACCGTGTCGCCGATTGTCGGTGCATACGCGCCGATGTATGCGACATCTGAGATGACCGTGTCATCTCCGCCAACCGTGACCGAGATCCTGCCTCCGCCATCGACCGACTGGACCTCACCCTGGCGCAGAACCGCAGCACCAGTATCAGCCTGAGCCTTGGTGATGGCTGAGAGGATTGACTTTGCTTGTTCGGTCTCGTTCATACCTCATCCTCCTCCCACTCAATCGCCTTCTTGTCGCGGCAGGTGATTGCTTGCGTGCCGGAGGACAGGAGCGGGGTACTCAGCGTTTGGATCATGAATCGACCCTGCAGACCCGAGCGTTCGCGGAGTACGGTGACGATGTCGCCACCATCCAAAGCAGGGTTCGGGACCGCATTGAAACTGACCTTGGCAACCACACCCAAGGACTTCCGCAGCATCGCCGCAGCGGCCTTGTCGGCCTGTGCTTTGGTGCGGATGAGTTGACTGGTCTCGACGTAGGGAACATCGCCGTACGGGCCCTTGTAGTAGGTCGGTGAAGAGGGGTCGTTGTCCATCGCCTCGCCCCGTACTGGCTTGGCATTGTCGCTCCCCTGCCCTGAGATGACGAAGTGGTTATAAGCCTCCTCGTCATCGAGTGACCGACCCAGGTCGACGAAGGTCGCGTCGTTGCCCTCGATGAAGGACCAGACCGGCTGTACCCCGATGTCGCTCAGGTCGGGTTCCAGCTGGAGAATGACCTCGCCCTCGGCGTCGAAGAAGATCTCGGCACCGCAGGCAATCGCGAGCGTCTCGCATACGGCCCAAGGGTCAGCACCGGCTTCGACCAGGATGTTGGGCGTATCCTCGGTCATGTCATCCTCGTCGGGCGTGTTGAACACCACGTCGGGCATCCGATCCTCGATGATGGTTCGGATGGCGTCGATGTAGGTGGTGCCCTTGTGGATCTTGTAGTTTTTGGTGAACACGGCCCGCGAGATCTTCCGGGCGCGGTCGTACCCAGTCAGCGATATCTGGATGTTCGAACCGTCGTCGGTGATCTCAGGGTTGGAGATCTGGAAAACCCCGAGCGGGACCAGCTCCTGACTCCCATCAACGAACTGGATCCCGCGCCAGAGTTTGATCTCGTTTCCGACCGGCCAGAGCCAGTCCTCATGCGTCCGCGGGATGAGGTCATCCACACCAGGGACGGTCAGGGTGCAGCGCCGTCGAACCGAGGATCCCCGGTCGATGGTCACCTCCCCGTCGAGGACTGGCAGGGTCCCTTGGAAGACCCCCTGCGCGTAGACTTCAGCGACAGTCACCGCGACATGGCTCTGCCTGAGCGCGGCTTCAAACTCGGGTGAGATGTCATACATCGGGCATCTCCACCTCGACTAGGTCGAGCACCCACCTACTCGGCGATCCCTCAGGCCCGTCAGGACCGATGTACTCGTCGACCTTGACCGTGTTGACGATCTGCACGTATGAGAAGTAGTGCGGGGTCTGCAGGAGCAGGGTGGTCTTCTGTTCCTGAAGGTCCTTCATCATGTCCGCGTCGTCATCGAGTAGGATGGTTGAGATCGACAGGATCTGAGCTGTGTCGACATCGCTCACCACGATGGGGAACTTAGCGCCCATCGGGCGGAAGGTTGTCGACTGCTTTGAGAACTCGCGGGTGATCTTGTTGTCCTCGAGTTTCAGTTCCATGATGAACCCCGGGCTGAGCGGGTTCTTGAGGTACTTCTTCTCGTTGACCATCGTCACCCGCTGAGGTGCCGTTGGGTTGCTCAGGACCGGAGTCCAAAGCGGCGGTGAGAAGTGGTAGGCACAGCGAGCGCGGTACCACATCTCGTGATTGGCAGGCACCTCGTAGTCCTGGACCCAGAAGGGTGTGGTACCCTCCTGTGTGGGTCGGAAGTTAACGTTCCTGACCGGCACCCAGGTGAAGTTGTCGAAGACCAGGTTGACGTCGTAGATTTCGAGCGTCGCGGTCCCTGCTGAACCCAGTGGGTTGGCCCCGCCGATAGCAGGGATCAGGCCGAAGACATCATCGCTGAGTGGGAGCCAATCATCGACGACTGGGATGGTGAAGGTCTTGGTGACCCCGACGGTGAGTCGGTCGGAGATGTTGATGTTGTCAGCCCCACTGGTCAGGAAGTCAAGGCGCTTGTGACCGACCCAGGCGTAGAAGTACATCCCCGCAGGAAGCTCACCCAAGAGCTTCGCGGTGATCTCGAAGCGGTAGCGACTGGTACCAGGGGGTACCGGCAGGCCGCTGAAGATGCTCGGTCGAGGACCCTGGTACAGGATGTTCGGGCTGTTGTGTACCGCAGGGTTGATGGTGATGGCCACCTTCCCCGCGGACTTGACTACGCTGCCCACTGAGGTCCACACCGGGTCGAGCACCGCTGCGGGCATGTTGGCGATGGCGGGCTGGAGCTCGTCCGCGGAGTAGGCCTTCTCGAGGATGAGCATGGAGTTGTCGTAGACCTCGTCGTTGTCGGTCAACTGGAACTGCAGGTAGCCGTCGTCCTGGGTCGAGGTGTCGATGGTCAGGGTTGGTACCGCAGGCTTCGGGCAGCTCACTGTGAAGTTCTTGTAGGACCAGTCACCGGGGAACTCGGTCTTGTTCCGCCACTGCTGGAAGACCCTCACGTAGACCCGGTAAGTGCCCCCGTCCTCGAGCGGGATGGTGCACTGTCGGGTCGTCGCCTGCTTCTCGATGATTGTCGGGTAGTGCTCGTGAGTGTGGAGGTCTCGCTGAGGACGGTGGTGCGGGATGGTGATGGGGTGCCCGCCCCGTCGCTTGATGACCTCCTTCTTAGGCTCATCTGTACGGATCTCGAAGACCGCCTCGGAGGTAGCAGGGTCGAAACCGACCTGGCCATACTGGGCAGCCGAGAAGACCTTGACTTCGCTGCCTGCGTGCTCGTCGTTCTCAGCGTCGTCGTAGGTCCACTCGAAGGTGGGGAACATCGTGTTCACGACCTGGGCTTCGGTCGGCTGCTCGATGCCAGCCACCGGACCCTCGTTGTAAATCACGTCCAGACTCACCTGGTAGACTCGACCCGCACCAGTGTTAGGCTGCGTCGCCTTGTACTTCCTCGTGTAGATGAGGAGCACGATGTCGTTGTCGTCGGGACCGAAGTCGGCCTTAAGCCAAGGCTTCTTCCTCGGTGTGGTCTTCCGCCCGGTTCCCTTACGGTCGACGATAGCAGTTGACCCACCCGCCTTCATGTTCTCCTCAGCATGGAACTTGTTGCCCTGGCGGAAGCGGCTATAGAACCTCACCTGAGGAGCGGTGTTGCGAGTGTCGGCCACACGGATGCGCGGCACGACCCGGTCGATTCGACTACCGGCGGGCAGGGTGGGGACCGCGAAGCGGACCTTGATGGGCTTGCCCTGCATGTTCGAGTGGGCGCCTTGGAGGTAGGTCGCGTCGTTGAGATCGCCGAGTGCGGCGACCTTAGTACCGCCACCGGTCAGAGTCCAGTCGGCAGCAACGACCTCAGTTGGGATGACGTTGATTGTGCCGCTCATCGACTCTTACTCCCTGCTCGAGCAGCCCTCACCAACGCGGTGAGAACATCTGGTGACTTGACCTTCGACTTGATATCCTCGGCCCTGGCGGCGCGGTCAGCGTAAACGATGACCTGAAACACGTCGCTAGAAGCGTTTTGAGAGCCGTTAGGAGCGGCGATACCTGCTAGCGCGGGGGTCATATTGGGTACGCCCCTTGCGAGCCTCTGAAGGCTTCCTACGTCCTTGCCGATTCCCTTGACCGAGGAAGCCATCACATCGTTGATCTGGAACATCTGCTTCTCGATGAACGAAGGCGAGTTGATGCCCAGGCCTTTCTTGAAGCCATCCCACATCGACTTGGCGAATCCCTTGACCGCGTTGAAGGCCTCACCGATCTTGGACTTGATGGCCGAGATAGCGTTGGAAAGGATGTCCCCGACGGCCTCGGGCAGGGCCTTGATTCCATCGACGATGCCGTTGTAGATGGAGCGCCCGACATCCGCTGCAGCAGAGGCCGCGTTGGTCGCGAAGGTCTTGATCTTGTTGACCGCCGTGACTAGCAGATCCCAGAGCTTACCGGGCAGGGACTTGATGAAGTTGATGACCCCGTTCACCACTCCCTTGCCAGCAGCGATTGCCCACTTGATTGCCCTGACCCCGAACTCGTAGACCTTGACGGCCGCGAGCAGGAGCAGGTTCCAGAGCAACCCCGGGAGTCGCTTGACGAAGTTGAGTGTCGCCTGGATGCCGCACCACACCAGCCCGGGCAGGCGCATGAACGCCGAGACCAGGGTACGGAGTACCGCAACCCCGATTCTCACCGCGGTCTGTACCAGGGTGATGTGGAATCGGATGAACAACCCGACGATGAAGCCGAGCGCGAAGGCGATCTTCGAGGGCAGGCCCTTGAGGAAGTCCAGGATGGCTGACCCTGCGTCGCTGAGTGCCGCCAGGATCTTGGGGCCAAAGGCCTTCCAGGCAAGGAGGATGAGACCGACTGGGTTTATCATGGTGAGCAGGACGGTCTTCCAGTTGCCCTTGATGAAGTCGATGACCTTCCGACCCGCGTCGACGATGGCGTTGAATGCTCCATTGAGAGCACTCCAGATCTTCTTGGCGACCCGAACCACGATGCCGATTCCGTCCTTGAGCGCGGACCAGATGGTCTGCACGACCCGGCGGAAGGTCTCGGACTTCTTGTACAGGACATAGAAGGCCACACCCAAGGCGATGAGCGCGACCACGACGAGCACGATGGGGTTGGTGAGCAGGGAAAGGTTGAACGCCTTCATGGCCGCTGTCGCCTTCTTGACTGCCTCGAATCCCATGAGCGTGGTCTTGAGGGTCTTCATCGTGGAGATGAACTTCACAGTCTGTACGACGGCAATCATGAAGGTACCGCCGAGCAGGAGCAGGATGCCGATACCCAGCGTTATCTTGGCGATCCACTCCTGTGTGGCAGGGGAGAGCTCTGAGAAGGCATTGACGACCCCCGTAGCCTTCTCAGCGATGCCCTTGAGCGCATCCAGGAACGGCGTACCGATCTGGATGAGCATGGTCTCGATGGAACCCCTGAGCTCCTCGAAGGCACCCGCCAGGTTGTCCATACGAGCCTTAGCGACATCCGCCGCCTTGACCTTGCCCATGGCCCGGGACATCTTGTCGAAGCCCTTGGCACCCTGGTCGGTGAGGACTGAGGCAGCGCGGATGGCGTCAGACCCGAACAGGATCTCCATCTTCGCCAGCTTCTGCTGCTTGGTCATCCCCTTGAAGGAGTTCTGCAGGACCTGTGAGATGTCAGCCAGGGACTTGGCCTTGCCGTTCTCGTCGAAGAAGGCATTGGCTCCGTCCTTGGTGACGATGCCCAGCTGCTTCGCGAGCTTGATTTGCTTGTCGGTCTGCGGGTTCAAGTTCATCAACATGGTCTTGAGCGAGGTACCCGCGTCAGAACCCTTGATGCCCGCGTTACCCATCTGAGCGATGGCGACCGAGAGGTCGTCGAAGGAGATCCCCGCCAGGTTGGCAACTGACCCCGCCATCTGCAGGGAGTAGCCGAACTCGCCGACGTCGATGGCCGAGGCATTTGCAGCCCCTGCGATAAGGTCGGCGACTCGTGGCAGGTCCTTGGCCTTGAGCCCGAAAGCGTTCATCGCATTGGAGGCAATGGTGGCAGCCTCGGGTAGTGCGACTTCACCCGCGGCGGCAAGGGCGACAGTAGCATCAGCCGCGCCGTTGAGGATGTCAGTGACAGAGACGCCTGCCTTGGCGAGCTCCTCCATGGCGCTGGCTGCCTCGCCAGCACTGAACTTGGTTTCGGCTCCCAGGTCGAGAGCCTTTTGGCGCATGAGATCGAGCTGCTTTTGACTGGCCCCGCTCACTGCCCCGATGGCGTCTATGCCCTTCTCAAAACTCGCGGCAGCGATGGTAGCACCAGCAAACCCAGCAACGATTCCTGCGCCGGCTGCAGCAGTGGTGGCACCGAGCAGGGTGAGCTTGGTCGATGACTTCTCGATAGAAGCCATGAACCCCTTCTGCGTGGCCTTCGCCTCAGTGAAAGACTGGACCAAGCCGGAAGAATCAACTTCGATCTTACCCCGAGCGGTACCGAGGTTGTAGTCGGCCATGAATCACCTCATTTCTCCAGGCCGAAGAAAGATGATGGGTCGTTGAACTGACCGCGAGAAGGTGTCTGTTCATCACCTAGCAAGCGCGTGAGGATGCGCTGTTGTTTGCGTTCGATTTGCGCGGAGTCTTTACCATCGACGCGTTCCAACCTGCTGGTGACCTCATTCCCGAAGTAGGCGATAGCCTCGTCGAGACAGTAGGCGTCGTAGGAGTCTTCTACTCCACACAACTCACTCGGTCGAATCGACCAAGTCTTCGCCGTCCGGTACGCTGCCCATAAGACGGGCTTGTTCCGCACGAAACGACTCGAGATCCGCGGTACCTCCGACCGCGTACTGGTAGATGAAAACCTTGTCGTCGAAGTTGACCTCGTCGACGTACAGGGCCTCCTCGTCACGGTCCTCGACGTTCTCGGGGACGGGCAGGACCTTCGGTTCGATGACGCAGTAGCACGTCACCTTGTCGACGAGATCGAGGACATCCTCCAGCTTCTTGGCGTCCTCAGCGATCTCGCTGAAGTCGAGGTCCTTGGCCTTCTCCCCTGCGGCGAGGGCCTTCTGGATGATGGGCATGAGTGAGTTGGGCACCATGCCCGACTTGATGAACACCTGGATGCCAGGGCGCCGCACCAGCGCGACGTTCCCACTGCGCACCTCGAGCGGATGGCCTTTGGCCTGGGTCTTGAAGTCCTTGGCGGAACTGACCTGAGCGCGGATGTCTTCCGCGACCTTCTTGGGGAGTGCTCTCTTGGGTTTGTCAGACATGGGGTCCTTGCCCTCCTAGTTGCCTGGGTTGGATCAGCTGATGGCTGTGGCGGTCTCGTTCTGGATGAACTCGTAGACCTTACTGTCGGTGCTCGCACCAACGGCCTTACCTGAGGCCTTGGTGATCCAGAACTCACCGTCGTTCATCGCGCCCTCGACCTCGCCGTCAACGCAGCACTTGTAGAGCACGACATGGAAGTCGCCGCCACTGTCGCTGATGGCCCGACCCTCGACCTTGAAGTAAGGCCGCGCGTCAGTCGCCAGCTTGGTGTACGTGCGCTTCTGGTTGGGCGTGGTACCCGTGTCGACGATGGCGCCGCCGACCAGGATCTTGTAGGCATCCAGTGAGATGCCACCCTCTTCGAGCTCCCACTCAACGGCAGGGCCCTTGCCACGAATGGCGATGACCTTGTCGTCTCCGCGGAGCTCCTCGAAGTCCTCCGATTCGGAGAAAGAGAAGATGCGGGCGGATAGCAGAGCAACCGAGGCAGCGTACGTGCCCTCAGCGGTCATCGCCGCGATCTTCACCTCCCTCAGGCCGAATGGGAGGGGCACAGTCGTCAGTGCCAACTGAACCTCCTAGGTCCGAGAAACGTTTGGTCTCGACCATCTCCCCGTTGGAGAGGTCGAAATAGTGGAGTACGACCACACCAGGCCGAGCGCCGCAGAAGCGGCTGTTGCACTTGACCTCGAGCAGATTGTGCTCATGGATCAGACCATGCAGTTTTGCCTGGCAACGAAGTTCCATGGTCGCACTCCTGTAGCGCGCTTGCCACCGGTCGTGAGGGGTGATACCCCCGCCAGTGCGTCCGGCCGCCTCTGAACGCTTCCTACGCGCTCATTCAGCGGGTTTGTCTTCCTTCTTGGCGGCCTTGCTGACCACCTCGAACTGGTCGGGCATCAGGTGGACGAGGAAATCCGCCGTCGCCTGGGGCAGGTCGAGGCAGAAGTGGTTCGCTTCCGACCACTCGACAGCGTCCTGCTCGACTCCCTGCGACTTGAAGTCCTCGGCCGAGATCAGCCGTCGGTCAGCGGTGCCGATGTAGAGCACCTTGACCTGAGCACTGGATGGAGCCATGTAACCTCCTTTCAATGCTCGGTGTGGATGAGTTCGTAGCGGGAGTACTTGACGATGGTCCCCCGAGCGTCGTCGGAGAGATCCTCGCTATCCTCCAGCCACCTGGTCTGGTAGATGTTGTTGTCGTTGCCTTGCTCCCGGAACGCGGTTCGAAGTGCTTTCAAAGCCGCGTCGATGAACAGGTAACTGCCGGGGTCGTCATGCACCCACACCATGATGCTGAGACGACAGGCAGTTGGGATCGTGGACATTCGATTCCCGAACCTTACAACCGCGAAGGGCCGGGCGGGGGTCGGGTCAGGCACCGCGCCACCCTGGTAAACAGGGCAGGTGAGTGCTGTGTCGACCTCTCTGAAGATCCTCTGACGAGGGTCGGTGTCAGCCACCCAGCCTCCCGATGATTGAAGTTAGCCCGAGCATGACCTCCGTACCCATGGAGTCGATGGTGGGTAGGATGATGGCATACTTGCCTTCCCACCTCACCTCGAGCCAGATCCCGTAGGGCATCTGATGGTAGAGTACGATGGTGTACTCGTCGGGACTGGAGAAAGCGGAGGTCGATAGCGAGTTCCGCGCGTTCGATGTCTGGTCGGTCCAGGGTGCGTTCTTCTTCATGGCGACTTCGCACTTGTCCGACATGAACTCCATCCAAGCAGTGACGGCAGCGTGTAGTTTGACCTGGAAGATTGCCATCCCTGGTGTCAGGGTATCGCTCGTCCACTTGAATCGGTTACCAGCCATCAGACCGCTCCTTTGAGCCTCACATGAGCAAGCACTCGGTAAGACCGGTCGGCGTCGATTGCATCGACCTCATAGCGCAGGTTGTCGAGCGTGAACTCGTCGCCCACTTCTAGATCTGCGGTGTGGGCTCCGAGCAGAGTGCCGGTCTCGACAATGACTTCGTCATTCCCCGTCCCCTGAGATATGGGCAGGGGTCGGATGAACTGGAAGTCTTGAGGATCCAGCAGGTTGGAGGCCTCGATGTAGCCCCCTGCTCCATCAGACGATTTGGTGCCTCGGTCGAGGGTGATTGGCTGACCGCTGTCGAACAGTAGTGCACCAATGCTCTTCCGCATAGCGCGGAGACTCGAGCCCCTCATCGTTGGATGGATTTGATCCGCACCTTCCGAGCATCGGGCGCGCCGGTCGTCAACGACCCGTAGTGCTCAAGCTCGGCCAGTGCTTGCTTGTGGAGAGCGCTGAGGTTGCGACTGCTTCCACCCTCGGATACATCGACCAGGTGGGAGAACTCGGCCGCCTTGATGCGCCAACCCTCAGCAGCGGCAGCGAAGACCGATTCAGACCCCGCTAGGAGGTCGGTGACCTGCGCGTCGGTGAAGAAGGTATCAGCAGCGGTGCCGCCCTCAGGGATACTCTCCCCAAGGTAAAGCCGCAGGCGTTCCGAGTCGGTCATCGCTTAGTCCTCCTCGTCCGCCTTGTCCGCCTCGACGAGGCGGGAGATGAGCTCGGCACGAGTGCCTTCGATCTCAAGGTCCCTGCTCTCGCAGGCCTTGACCAGGCGATCTTTGCGCCACTCATCGTACTTGCTGGTCGAGTCGTCGTCGCCTTCGCCGTCGTCAGCGTCCTGGGAGTCGTTCTCAGGCGGTTTGACGGGCGGCGAGGGTGCTGACTCGGGTGACCAGTCATCGGGGATCCTACAGCGTTCCTTGAGGTACTGGATGTCCTCGTCGCTCCAGGTCTCCGGTGCGGTCATGTCGATCTCTCGCGACATACTCACCTCTTCTTCTTCAGGTCAAGCCCTCCCCCACTCAGCGAGCAGGGGAGGGCTATCAACCTTGGTTGGATCAGACGTAGGCCGCCGGGATGTCGTAGTTACCGGCCGCCTTGACCTGCATGACCACACCGGCACCCCGATGCCGGACAGCCGCGCCGAGACCGTGACGGTAGAATGCGTCCGTCAGCGGGTAGTCGTTGTCGCGACCCTTGACCAGCTGCAGACCGCGGAGACTCGTCTGCTCGTGCTCGCGGATGCCGACGAGGTTGCCCAGGTTCTTCTCGCCGCCGGTGACGAAGGCGAGCATGTAGTGGGCAGGGATCCAGTCCTCTTCCACCACGTGGAAGGGGCCGTAGGTGCCGATCTCACCCGGCACTTCTCCGCCAGGCTGCCCGACGATGCCCATGCCCTGAGGCATGATGACTCCGCCGCCGTAACCAGCCTTCGGGATGAAGTCGTACCGAGTGCCCGGGGTCGTGATCCGGAAGGTGCGGATCGTGGCACCCTCCACGCGGTTGACCATCAGCACCAGCTTGTACCCGCGGTTGATGGTGTAACCGTGGTGGTAGAGGTGATCCTCCATGTCCTGGAGGTCGCCCGCGTCGACGGTCGCCGCACCGCTGACCAGGTAGTGGGTGTGGTTGCCGAGGTGGGTGGTGTTCTTCCACTGCGGCGGCACGGTGCCGTCGGCGTTGTACAGGCGATAGCAGTTGACGGCAACGTCGTGGATGTTGGCCACCACGTTGACGTTGTTGAAGATCGCCTTGAGGACCTGCAGCATCTGCAGGCGGCTGTCGGCCGCGAGGGCCTCGTTGTTGAGCGACTCGACCTGAGCAGCCTGGGCCTCGGCGAGGAACTTCCAGGTGTAGCGGATCGCCAGGTCGTACCACTTGAACGGGAAGCCCATGATGAAGGGCGTGCCGTTACGGATGCCGACCGGCTCTCCGTACTCGCTCGCCTCTTCGAAGTCCCCGCCGGTCGGGTACAGGATGCGCTCGGTCGGCTTCTCCACCTTGTAGGTGAGGAAGTTGACCAGGGCGTCCCCGTCCCGGTTGAAGATGTTGAGCGTCTGCTGGAACTCGCTCCACATCCGGTTGAGGTCGGCGCCGTCCGCGGTCTGCGTCAGGACCGAGCCCTCGGTGTTGAAGCCGCGCGTATCGTAGCCGCGGATGACCTCAAGCTGCCGGAGCAGGGAGGCCGAATGGATCTTCGTCAAGTCTCTCCCTTCTTAGGTCAGGTCGAGGTAGGTGATGAGCAGCTGGTTGTTGGTCTCGTCCGTGCCTGCCGCCTTGACGAGCTTGGCGGCACCAACAGCGTACTCAGAGGTGCGGTCGACTGCCGTGGCGATGGCAGCCTTGGTGGTGAGAGCGATGACCGAAACGAGCTCATCGCCCACTGCCATCTCGGCGACGTCGACGTCGGTGGCAGCGGCGGTACCGTCGGCGAGCAGGGTCTTGAGGAACCCGCCTGCCAACTTGGCCTTGGTGACCGCGCCGGCCTGGATCGAAGCGGTGTCGACCGAGAGGGCCGCCAGCGCCGTGAGGTTCTGGACGTTCACGATGAGGCGTGTCGCCTCGACGGTCGAGCCCAGCTGGACATCGGTCGCGGCCAGAGCCTCGAGCGCACCGGTGACGGGATCGGCCCAGTAGGTGGTGCCGGCGTCGAGGCCAACGGCCTCGACCAGCTCACCCTGGAT